TAAGACAAGGCCCGCCAAACGTAAACGATGCCACATTTGGTTTAGATGAAAACACCAAAAAAATTGTAAATGAAGATACTAATCTCAGAGATGCTCTTTATAAATCAACAATAGAGTTTAACAAAAGCAATGATATATTTTTTAAAAATGTTGAGATTACAACAGTTCCCGGGCCGAACGATATGAGACGGTTCACTCCTGTGACAAGAATTAATATGGAATTGGAAGAGCCATTTGGGTTAACATTAATAGAAAAAATAAAAGCGGCCGGCGCAAAAAATAATTTCTTAGATCATTTGGATGCGCCATATTTGCTTACAATTGAATTTAAAGGATTTGACGAAAACGGCAAACCAACAACAGTAGATATGGATCAGACAAAACGAGTGATTCCTATCAAACTAATAAGAATGCAAGTGAACGTAAATCAAGGTGGTGCAAATTATACACTTATAGCCATACCTTATAATGAATTTGCTTTTAGCAATGTATACATGTATCCAAAGACTAGTGGTCAGTTAAGTTCAAAAAGTAGAACCATGGCCCAGATTGTTACCAATTTAACAGAGGTGCTAAACAGTCAAAACGAAGATGACAGAAACAATAACTTAATTGAAATTCCTGATCAGTATCAAATAACTATTGATGAAGATTTATTTCCTAATGAAAAACTTAACTTTTTATTATTGTCTCAGGCAGGTATGTTTGAGCCAGGTGATGCTGGAATTCCTGAACAAGGAACAGCAGGCATTGATGTAGATTATATTAAATTTACTTCAAGTACTAGTATTATGAAAATACTAGAAGAACTAATGAAAGCTCATCCAAAGTTTGGAGTAAAAACATTTCAGGAGTGGGCAAAAAAAGTTCAAGCGTCTGGCAATTCAAAAGATTATAATGCAGGAAAAGATGCGTATTTTAAATATTTCACAATACGCTCCACGATTGAACCTATCGCAGCTGAATTTGATAAACTACGGCAAACTAATAAAAAGTTAATCAAAATTGTAATTGAACCATATTACATTAGTGCTTACAAAGTGATTTCAGCCGGCCTACACCAAGCTAAAAATTTTGCAACTTTTGTTGCAAAAGAATACAATTACATTTTTACAGGTGACAACATTGATATTCAGGAGTTAGATATCGATTATAAGGTTGCCTACTTTCAATCAAAATTAAGAGATGCAGGCCCAGATGGTGGTAGAGAATTTAATAAAAATCCCAATCCAGAATCAGTGGATGCAGGCACACCCGATAATGCAACTGTTCCTGGACCAGAAGATTACATGCCTTTAAAAAGTGAGGTAAATCTTAATAAAGGGGCCAATGCAGGCAGAACCAGCCCAGGAGATGCAAAGTTGGACGAATTTTTAGATTACATTACAAATCCTGCCGCTGACATGGTTACAGTAGACATGACTATTCTTGGAGATCCTGCTTGGATTGGGCAGAGTCAATTTATTCCTCCAACACCAGAACCACAAAAGTCTAAAGGCATTTCAACAGATAAGAACAAAGCTTTTTTTGCAGGAGATGACAAAACAAATATCTGGAACCCCAAACTGAAATGCTACAATGCTGAAGTTGCCGAACCAGTTACCTTATTGAATTTTGTTGTGCCAGATGATGTCAACGATAGAAAAGGCACCTATGATATTTCTGAAAAGCAAAAAGCAGTGTTTTCAGGCCTATATAGTGTGTATAGAGTGACTTCTAGTTTTAGCGAAGGACAATTTACACAAGAATTAAAAATGGTCAGATTCAACAACCAGGACAGAGCCATTACACCATCTGGTAATAGAACAAAAACAAAAATTAAAGACAAAATTATTAAAGGATCTGATCCTTATCAAGGCAGGTCAAGACACTCACGTTTTAATTCAAGATTGCCTAGCTCTACTGACATTGAGGTTGATATTTAAGGACACAATTATGAACCAGATAGAGATGCTAGAATCTAAAAGGAGAATTAATTAACATTATGTCAATGAAAGATTATTTAGGTGGCCACGCCTCTACTGCAAAAGCACCGGGGGATGATGACTCCTGGGCAAATAAATCCCCAGGACCTTATATAGCAATTGTCAAAAATAACCGAGATCCGTTGTTCATGGGCAGATTACAGGTTAATATACCTGCACTCAGTAAAACTACAGATCCTGTTGCATCTAATTTAATCACATGTGAATATCTTTCACCATTTTATGGCAATAAAGATGTTTCATACAACATTCCAGGTTCAACAAAATATTCTTCCAGTCAGCACAGTTATGGATTTTGGGCAGTTCCACCTGACATAGGAACCAAAGTATTGGTGATATTTGCTGAAGGTAAAATGGATCAAGGATTTTGGATAGGCTGTGTGCAAGATCCTGTCACTAATCACATGGTGCCTGGAATTGCGGCCAGCGAAAAAACGTGGGACAAAAGCAGTGGAGGCCCTGCAGGCCAATTCAGTTCTGATGTGGACAAACAAAAAACATATGGCACTACAAATGTTCCTTCAGGAGAATTAAATAGAACATCAACTGGAGCAGACCCCGGTGGTAATTATAACAAATTTAACAAGCCAATTCATCCATTGGCAAATGTTTTAGCACAACAAGGCCTCAGTGCCGACGATGTGCGTGGTACAACATCTAGCTCAGCACGTAGAGAAACACCAAGTCAAGTATTTGGCTTTAGCACACCTGGTCCCAAAGACACTTCAACCACAGAACAACCAGTTGGGGTGAAAGACAAACCACGTAATGATTTTGTATCAAGAGGAATTGGGCATACTTTTGTAATGGACGACGGAGATGCCGAAGGTGAAAACCAATTAACAAGACTTAGAACAGCATCAGGTCACCAATTGTTGATGCATGATACAGAAGGTGTTGTGTATTTGGCCAACGGTTCTGGTAACAGCTGGATAGAAATGTCTCCAGAAGGAAAAATTTATATCTACGCACAAGACGGACTGAATATCAGATCAAGTGGAGATTTTGATCTACACTCAGACGGTAATATTAACTTTCACTCTGCTCATGATATCAAATTTACAGCAGAAGGCAGTGTGGTCAACAATGCTGACGCTTACTTGATGAACATGGGGAGACAAGGTATCTTTAATAGTTCACAAGCAGGAGTAATAAGTGATTACGCCTTACAAGGTCTTACTGCATACACAAACGGAAATGTATTAATTGGGTCTGGCTCGGCTCCAGAGCCACCGCAGAATCCTAATCAACGTGCAGGTGCAAATGCTAGTAGAGGTGGCGGAGCAATACATTTAGCAGGACCTCAGGTGCACTTTAATTCTGTCAAGGCACAAAAATCGTGGGGACCTAGTTGGTTGACTCCGGAGGCTATGGGCATAGTTGAAGACACATCACAAAATGATGTCAATATCACTGTGGGCAAGGACGAACGTTTAGAAGCTAACACAGCATCAACAAAAACTACCATCGCAAATCTTGTCACGCATGAACCATTTACAAGAGCGCCATCTGGCGTGCAAGAAGATGTGTCGCAATGGCAAAACGAAGATGAGTGGAAACGACTGTCACAAACTCCAGGTACCTTAGAATATATGGCACAGCAAAACAGATTAAGTCCAGATAAAAACATTAGAAATTTACAATTCTTAACAGATCAAAAAAAATACATTGCTGAAAATAATTTTCCGCCAGGTATAAAAAGTCCTATTGTTGGGCAGTCTAGTGGAAGTAAATTGAATAATATTGCAACAAAATTAAAAAACAAAGTTGGATTATCAAATTCAGATATTAGGGTTTTAGAAGAAAATAAATTGTTTAATCGTAGAGAGGCTAGAATTGCTGGAATATCAGTACAGGAGAGCATAGTCAAAAACACACAAGTGATTGCAAGCAAAGTTAACAGAGCACTCAAAGCGGCGGCACCCGATGTTGCTGATTTAAAAAAATTAACAACAAAATATGCCAAGTATTCACCAAATAAAATAAGTCTAGATAAAGCAAAAACGTTGGCAGACGAGTTTACAAGCAAATATAATAAAATTTACAACGTGAAATCTGTTGTGCCTAATTTGTCAAAAACAGATGTGCAAAATTTCATAATAAACAAAGTGTCAGGTGGAAGATTAACTAGTGCCAGTATTTCAAATCTCAGTTCAAATATAGGATCAGTGGTTAAGAACACAAGAAATTTCTTTACAAGATCTGCAGGCAACAGCATACCACCAAGCATGAGAGGTACCTTCAAAGGTAAAGTATCACAAGTGGCGGCCTCTGTAAATAGAGGATTTAGGAGTGCATTCAAATCATTCTTTAGTGATGCAAGGTTGAAAGAACAAATAGTAAAAATAGGCACATCACCAATGGGTATTAATATCTATTCGTTTAAATACAAAAACATAGAAGGAACTTATCAAGGTGTAATGGCACAAGAAGTTCCATGGGCAACAGAAATGACAAACACAGGTTTTTACGCGGTTGATTATAATAAAGTTGATGTTGAATTTAGGAGATTACACTAATGGCTTACGGTAGTGGCGGTGGATCATCTGGTAGCGGTGGCACAACTAATAACGGTGTCACATTCAAAGGATTTTCATCAAAAGCGGAAAGACAAAATTTTAAAATTTATGATTTTGAGTGTGCTAAACAAGATCTGATAAACCGTTTGAGTGTACGTAAAGGCGAAAGGGTTGAAAATCCTGAGTTTGGTACAATCATATACGACGCACTGTTTGAACCTCTTACAGAGGACACTAAAGAAGCAATTCTTGAGGATATCACAGAGAACTTAAATGCTGATCCACGTATTGCTACAGAAGAAATATTGCTTACTGAAGCAGATAAAGGAATAGCTATACAGGCTACAATACGATACATTCCGTTAGATATCACTGAAAAGCTACGATTTGCTTTTGACGAAAACACTTTAGCTAATCTAACTTAATATACGCACTTAATTTAATATATAAATATCCATACAAACAGTATGGCCACAACAGATAGACAGAACCGATTATTAGTTGCCGAAGATTGGCGTAAAATTTACCAATCATTTCAACAGGCAGATTTCAAAAGCTACGACTTTGAAACTCTACGTAGAACAATGGTTGCGTATCTTAGGGAAAACTATCCTGATGATTTTAATGATTTTGTTGAAAGTTCTGAATATGTTGCATTAATAGATTTGATTGCCTACATAGCACAGGCACTATCATTTAGAGTAGACTTGAATGCTAGAGAAAACTTTTTAGAAACTGCTGAGAGAAGAAATAGTATTCTTAGATTGGCGAGATTAATAAGCTACAATGCCAAAAGAAATCAACCAGCAACAGGTTTATTAAAAATTGATTCTCTTTCTACAACAGAAGATGTCTTTGATTCAACAGGTACAAACTTATCTAATGAAGTAATAATCTGGAATGACTCAGCAAACAACAATTACAGAGAACAATTTACAGCAATTTTAAATTCAGCAAATCAAACAGGACAACTTATTGGAAAGCCAAGAGAGTCAGATACAATTGGTGGCATCACAACAGAAACTTATACACTTGCCACAAATCAAAACGATTTACCTATTTTTAATTTCTCTGCCAGCATAGGAGGCAGTTCAAGAAATTTTGAAATAGTGCCTTCATCAATCAATGGCTCAGAAAGTATATTTGAAGCTCCGCCAGTAAACGGGACTGGTTTAACGTATACTTTTAGATCAGATGGTTCTGGAGACAGTTCAAACAACACAGGTTACTTTATGTTATTCAAACAAGGTTCAATGCAGTTTGAAGATTTCACAGTTGAAACAGCAGTGACAAATTATATTAAAAGTATTAATACTCCAAATATCAATAACTCAGATGTTTGGTTGTATAAGCTAGATGAATTTGGAGCAATTACTCAACAATGGAAACAGGTTCCATCACTGGAAGGCAACAATGTAATTTACAATTCATTAGCCAAATCTGAAAGAAACATCTATAACGTAGTAACAAAAGCTAATGATACAATTGATCTAGTTTTTGGTGACGGAAATTTTAGTTCATTACCTTTAGGCACATTTAGAGTATACACAAGAACTAGCGACAACGCACAGTTTTCTATACAGCCAGGAGATATGACTAATGTTCAAATTGTAATACCATATGAAGATAAAAACGGTGCAGAACAGTCTTTAACCATGTCCATGAGTTTGCAATCTTCAGTTTACAATTCGGCCGCTACGGAATCAAATGATTCTATAAGAGAAAAAGCCGCACAGGTTTATTATTCTCAAAACAGAATGATTACAGCAGAAGACTATCAAGTGGTACCGCTGTCAGCATCTCAAGAAATAATAAAAGTAAGATCATCAAATAGATCAGCATCAGGTATATCCAGAGCCAAAGAAATATTGGATCCTACAGGTGCATATTCAAATGTAAGTGTGTTTGCAGACGACGGAATACTTTACAGAGAAGAGTCAACACAACAATTTACTTTTGATTTTACTAATAGAAATACTATTTTAGATACAATCA